TCAGTGGCCGGCGTCCGAGGCGGGCAGCTCGCGACGATCAGCGCCTGGTTGCGCGGAGCCGGGGATGGCGGAGTTGAAGCGGCGCAGGCTGTCAGAGCCAGTGCGGCAGTCAGGGTCGCGATAGACCGGCTTCTCGACGATGTCACGTTGCAGCTCCTGGCGGATGGTCCGGTGGGTGACGGTGATCTTGCTGATGGCCTCGGCCGCGGCGCTGGCGGCGGCCTCCGAGGCGATGGCGGCGACGACCGTGTCGCGGGCGGCTTCGGCCAGTTGGGAGTCGCGGCCGTCCTGGCGGCCCTGCCAGTAGGCGCCGCCGGCCAGCGCCGCCGCGCCGATGATCAACCAGGGGCTGATCACGGGTAACTCACCCGGTTCAGCTCCCAGTGCGGGCCGTCGGGGAAGTTGACCCAGGAGCCGCCCCAGACGATGGGGATTCCCAGCTCCTTGGCTGCCGGCTGCATCGCCTCGTCGTTCAGGCGCCGGTACAGCAGCCAGTCCCAGCTCACGCGCCCCTCGAGGAACGCCGCCAGGTCGACCGCGTGCCCGGTCAGGTGCCGGCTGTTCATGGTCCTGCTGGCGCCCGCCTTCACAAGCTGGGCCTGCCGCTCTTTCGTGCGCAGGCCTTCGGTGACGCTGAAGTCCAGCGGCGAAATGGACAACGCCAGCCGCACGACGTTGACCAGGTGGGGGTGCACACCGACCAGGCGCTGCTCGCTGGCGGTGGAGAACTTGAAGGTCATGGCTTCCTCCCGCCGCTCACGTGCGGCAAGTCCGATTCGTCGAGATCGACCCAGTCGCTGATGCGCGTAAGCGGCGTGCCGGCTCGGCGCCGGCGGATCCAGTAGCCCAGCACCAGCAGCAGCAGCCCGATGGACTGCAGCACCAGAGCGCGCGCCAGGTAGATCGCCGCGCCCCACTCGATGCCGTTGATCAGCATGCAGCCGGCGGCCGCGAAGGCCAGCGCCAGGCAGATCAGTCCGGCCTTGACGACGATGCCGTCCTTGACCTTCTTGCTGAGCACCGCGGCCACCAGCACCAGGCCCAGCACCAGGTGCACCACTCCGTTGAAGACTTCGATCATCGTGATCACCTCCGCGCCAGCCATCCGCTCAGGATCTCGGCCAGCTTCAGGTCTCGAATGCCCTGCAGCAGGGCGGCGATCAACGACATCCCCAGGAGTCCGATCACGAACGCCGACGCGTTGGCGAGGCCTGGTGTTTTGAGCTGGAGCCAGTCGACCAGCGCCGGCGCGAGGTAGCCCGCCGCCAGCGCGCCGCTGGCCACGTTGGTCACGCGCTCCCACCAGCTCGTGCCCGGCGCGAACTTGAGCGCCACCACGGCGCCGAAGCCGCCCACGGTGAACGGGCTGGAGAGAACGCGGTCAGGATCGAGGTCCATGTATGCGCCTCAGATCGCGGCCAGGATGAACATCGCGAGCTCGTCGTAGCGGATGCCGTATCGGTTGCCGGCCGGCTTGCCCTCTTGCACGACCTCGCGACGCGCGGGCTGGTGCTCGATCACCACCTTGCCGTCATCGTCACGGACCTCCGGCACCTCCGGGTGCTCGACGACCATCTCTGGCAATTCCGGCCACTCGTCGAAGCAGAAGAGCGCATATGCATGCGGGTCCAGGCCCTCGGCGGCGAAGGCGGCGGCCACGGTCTGGGCGCCCACACCGAAGTGGTACCGCGCGCCTTCTCCCTTCTGCTCGATCGCATCCTTGAAGCGGAACACGCCGATCTTCCCCTTGAGGAACAGCGCGATGCGGCGGTGCGCCTCGGTCAGCGGCTCAATGGACGTCTTCTCGCGCTCGTCGGACGTATTGATCGTGCCGGAGGCGGCGTAGACCACGCTCCAGCGAGCGCCAGAAGTTCCGAGAGACGCGGAGTTGTCGGTGTTGGGGCGCCAGCTGTCGCAGGTCAGCCGGCCCTCGTTGTAGCCGCTGTTGCTGTGGATGATGTTGCTGGCAGCCGGCAGGTAGATCTGCGTCGATGTGTTGCCCGAGACCTGGTTGCCGACGCACGTGATATTCGTGCAGTTGCTTGGCTCGTCGACGATGCCGTTGACCTGCGGGTAGTTGCCACCGAACCACGACGGCTGATTGATCGCCGTGTTGCCGATGATCGTGATGTTGCTGCTATCGCCCAGGCGAATGCCCGACACTTTGTTGTCGTCGAAGTGGCAGCCCAACACCTTGATCTGCTTCGAGAAGCCCAAGTGCAGACCATGGTTGCCGCAGAAGCGCGACGTGACGCCCTTCAGGCTACCTTCCACGCAGTCGTTCAGCCGAACCCCCGACTTCAGATTCGTGCGCCCGCCGCTCACGAAGGTATCGGACACCCGAGGCGCCACACCGATCAGGTAGATGCCTTCGTCGTCGCCGCTGTCGACGATGCAGTTGGCGATCTGCACCGGCGGGTAGAAGGAGCTGTTCTGCTCGCCGCGCTGGATCAGGATCTGCGACGCCGGGCCCAGCAGGTGCGTCAGGCTGATGTGGACATCGGCAGTGTCCTTGATGTCGATCCCGAAGTTGCTGCCGTTGCAGCGCGAGATCTTCAGCGCCTCGCTGATCTCGTTGACCGTCGGGTGGTCGCCGACGATCTTGCCGCCAAACATGTCGCAGTTCTCGATGTTGATGTACGAGAAGGCGGAGAGCTGGATGCTGGTGTTGTAGATGACGCAGTCGGAGACGAGGACGCGCGTCGCGTAGCTCAGCTGAAGCGCATAGGTCGGCCCACCGCCCTGGTTGGTGATGCCCAGGCCGCGGATCGACAGGTGACCGGAGGCCCCGGCGCCCAGGTTCGTCCCCGTGATCCGCAGCGCGCCGGACGGGCCGAACTGAAGCTCGCTGGTGGACTTGCCGTTGCCCCATAGCGAGACCTTGTCGGGAAGCGTGACGATGCCGTTGATGAGGTACTTCCCGTCCGGCACGAACACCGCGGCGCCGACGGTTGCGGCATAGGTGGCAGCCGCCTGAAACGCGGCCGCGTCGTTGGCCACGCCGTTGCCGACGGCGCCGTAATCCTTCACGCTCACGCGCTCGCGCAGCACGTCCTGCACGGTGCGCAGGACCGCGCCGACCCCGCCGCGGATGAAGCCGATGAACGACGAGCCGGCGGACTGAGCCAAGTCTTTCAGCCAGCGCCCGAGCGTTCCGGCACCGTAAGCCAACGCGTACGCGAATCCGATCTGTCCGGCGCCTTTCGCCGCGGAGTTCGAACTGGCCAGGTCGATGGCCAGAGACGTCGCGTCCCCGCCGGTCGGCAAGACTGCGATCGGGTTGCCGTTGCTGTCGAAACCGATCACGCGATTGGCTCGATCCGTGGCCTTTGGCAGCGGCGGAACGGTCTCGCCAGGCGGCACTCGAATCGCCGTGGGTGCGCCCTTCCCTCCGCTGTAGATTTCCTGCAGTGCCAGCCAAAGCCGGTCGACGTCGAAGTCCAGCGTATTGGCGAAGAGGTCGCCCGTGGTCTGGTAGTCGATGCTGCGATCGAGCGAGGTGTCTCGGAAGTGCGTGACGCTCGTCGCGACGCCCGGCGCGACAGCGAAGGCAATCTGGCCGCCCTGCTGATTCCCGATGCCGGAGACCGTGTAGTCGACGTTGAGCACCTTGGGTACGCCATCGATCTGCACTACCAGGTCCGCCGCCTGGGAAACGTAGTAATCGAAGGGGAAGACGGTGGCGACGCCGTTGCCGACGGCGCTGCCAATGGGGGTCTGTTCGGTGACTGGCATGCGCGCCTCGCTGGTGGGGCGCGCAACACGTCATTCAACGATTCCGGCTTCGATCTCGATCTGGTGCGCGCCGCTTGATGGGCGCCAACTGTCGTGGTTGGATCCTGGCGGAATCCCGCCATCGCCAGCCACCGCTCGCATCACCCGCTCGGGTGTCTCAGTCACGGCGCCGGCGGCGGCGTCGACGTAATCGTCCTCCTGGTCCGTGAGCGCGGCATTCCAATCTCGCATCTGGATCGGCAGCAGGCCTTTGCCCTCCTCTCCTTCCTCGCTGTCCAGCACGGATACGTGCGCCCAGAGCTGGTCATCGGTCATGAGCAGCGGCTCCAGGGCCTCGAGGATGCGCTTGTTCTTGTTGACGCGGTTGTCCAGCTCGGCGACGCCGCACTGGAGCTTGCGCTGCATCAGCGCGCCCTTGAGCACGGACGGGGCGAAGCCGCCGATGCCGTTGGTCTCGATCGTCACGCGCGGCAGGCGGAACTTCTCGACCAGGTCGCACAACTGATGCACCTGGCCGCCCTTGATGGTGGCGCCGTCCTCGCGGAACTCGACCAGCTTGCCGATGAGCTGGACGATGCGATGCAGATAGCGGCGCCCGCTCTCGTCCTGGAACAGCACCGCGACGGCCGACACGTCGGACTTGAGCTTGCCGCTAGACGGGTCCCAGCGGCACGAGGCACCGACGATCTGCACGTCGCCCAGCCACATGGTAAGCATGCCCTTGATGCGCCGCCAGGTCGGCTCCGCGTCGTAAGGCACCATCGCATCCGGGTTCAGGCGGACATCGTGGATCGGCTTGGAGTGCAACTGGTACTGGCTGTCCCACTCGTTGATCGTTCGGGTCTTGCGCCGCCGCTTGAGCAGCTCCTTGCCGTCGAAGCGCTCCGGCCAGGCCACGCCGGCGTAGAAGTCGATCAGCACCGCGGGCTGTTTGAGCACGACCTGGCGATTGCGGATCGTGTAGTCCTTGCCCAGCTCGAGCAGCTTGGCGTGCTTGCCGATGCCGCTGAAGACGAACTCCGGCGGGAACGGGACAGCATGCGGGCCGGCCGCGGCGTCGCGCAGCCGGAATTCCTGCTCGAACATGCGGATCGTCAGGCAGTCGGCCCCCATCTCCTCCTGCTCGTCGTACAGGCTGTCGTGGGTGTGGGGCGTGCCCACGTAGAGCTGGCGGCCGCCTGGCACCAGGATGTGGGTCTGCTCGCCCAGGCGATAGCGCAACTTTTCCCGAGCCTCGGGCGTCTGGATGTTGCGCGGCACCTCAACGTCGTCGTTCTGGCACTCGTCGGCGCGCGCGCTCGTGACGTTGGACAGGATGCCCTTGGCGTACATCGAGGCGTTGCGAGGGTCGCTCGCACCCTGCACCCACCACTGCTCCACGCCGCCCTCGCGGAACATGCCGCGCGTGAGGGGGTGATTCCGCAGCACGTGCTGGGTGTCTCGGCTGGTCTTGTATGCAGTTCCGTCCGCCTCTCCCTGGTGGAGGATGCGATAGGTCGGGTCGCGGTAGTAGCGCCATGCGTTGTAGCCGGCCAGCAGCGTCGACTTCGAGAAGCCGCGATGCGCGCGGAAGACGGCGACTTCGCCGCGGTGCTCGAGCCATTGGCAAGCGCGGACGTGAGCCTGCGGCATCACCCAGCGGCGGTGCTTCGCCCACATCAGGTAGAAGGCGAGGAACGAGATCTTGCGCCGTGGCCTTGGCGCCGGTGGCGGCGCTTCCGCCGCGGGCGGATCGGCGGGCTTTTTACGCCTTGTCGCCATGCAGCTTCTTGGCAAGCTTCGCGCGCATGCCGGCGCGGCTGCCGTCCTTCAAGCCCTTGAGCAGGCGCTCGGCCTCGCGCTCGGCCTCGGCCGCGGCGACGTCGAGCTCGTCCGCCTCTGCGGTCACTGCGGCGGGGTTGTCGTCTCCGTCGGCCGTCTTGCGGCGCACGAGGTCGATCAGGCCTGAGATGCGCTGCGCCACGGCCAGCGTGGCCACGGCGTTCTTCTTGCACCAGTACCGGTCACCCCGGGTCGACTTGTCCATGGTGGCCACCGGCACGCCGTGGCCCGGCCAGGTCGCCGGATCCGACTCGTCCAGGAAGACGTCGATGAGTTGCTCGGCCCGCTGCTGAAGTCGCTCGAATTGTTCTTGCCGCATCACCGCCCCGCGAGTTGTTCGAACGATGGCGCGCGGTCCGGGAGGTCGGAGCCGGGTTGCCACCAATAATCCTGCTGCCAGTCCTTGCGCGCCTTCTGGCGCATGCGCGACAGGTATCCAGGGCTCAGATTGTCCTGCAGCGCTTGCAGGCCTGCATGGTCGAGCGCGGCCTTCGCGTACCAGAGGTTCACGAGCGGCAGGTGCCCGCGGGCGAAGCGCAGCGCCTCGGCTCCGGCGTGCGTGTCCTTGCCTGCGATCGCCTCGTCGATGTTGCCCTTGGTCAGCTCCCACGCGTCGGCGGCGCTGCCGAAGGTGGGGCCCAGCAGGGCGCGTCCGAGCGTGTCGAGTTGTCCACGGTCCTCGGTCGTGTCGCTCAGCAGCATGTCGCCGAAGAAGCCCAGTCCGCCACCCTGCGCCATCGCGCGCGTCCAGAACTTCCCCGTAGTCATGTCGACCGGATCCTTGCCGGTGACGAGCTGCTTGATCTGGAACGCGACGGCGCCCAGGATCGAGAGGCTGGCCATCATGGCGCCGGCGTAGGCCAGGCGGTTGGCCACCACCGGTGCGCCCTCCAAACCCTGCGGGGTCTCGAGCATGCGGCGCCAGTGGCGCGACATCATCGCGATCGGGAAGCTCTTGAACTGCATCACCGCGCGCGCCAGCTCGCCGTTGAGCGTGCCGGCCTGCTTCGCGCCCCAGGTGCCGATCGCGCGAGTGGCCAGGTCGGGATTGAGCACTGCGGTCTCCGACTCATCGGACAGCATGCCCAGGTACTTCGCGACGACCTCACCAGCATTGGGTGCGCCAGTGGCGTAGATCGCGTCGGGCGTGATCATGTCCTGCCCTTTGAACTGCACCGGCTGCGCGCTGCGGATCACATCCCATTCGGCCTGTGTGAGTCCCTTGCTTTCCATCCGCCAGCGGTCGTAGGCGCTGAGGCTTGGCCAGTCGGTCTTGGCCAGGCGGCCGACGCCAGCCATATGCGTGAGCTGGAACGCCCGACGCAGCGTGTCGGTCCAGGCATTCATCAGCGACAGCCGCATCGTCGCGTTGCCGATCCGACCGGACCAGGACTGCGCGACGTTCTCACCGGTCCAGCGATTGAGGTCGCTGATCATCGACTCGGCAATCATGCCGTGGGCGTTCATGAAGTCCTTGGCCTCGCGCCCGCCAGCGCGCCCGAGGTTCGTCACCGCGTCCCAGTAGCTGAGCTTGTTGAAGCCGGTCGTGACGAAGTACGTGCCCAGGTCCGTGACGCTGGCCAGCACCGCGCCCTGCAGCTTGCCGAAGGTCTCAATGTTGCGGATGTGCGAGGCGATGTTGGCCACCGACGCGTTGGCCGGAGTCCCGGCGGTGCCGCTGAGCAGCGCCCAGTAGGCGTCGGGCTGGTTTCCGAAGACTCGCTCGAGCTTGCCGTCGGCGCGCTGCGCCAGGTCGAACTGCAAACGCATCTGGGCGTTGGGGTTCGGGCCGTAGCGCTCGACCAGGCCGATGTCCCGCGCCATCCCGCCGAGGTGGCCGATCATCGCGTCGAACATGCTGCCCCGGCCGAACTCGCCGAGGTAGGCCAGGTAGGACTCGCCGTCGCGGAAGTGGATCTGCCGGGACTCGCTGCCGCGGTTGGCGCGGGCGCCGCTTCCTGGCGCAGGACCTTGGCCAGGCTGGCGCTGGTTCGCACCGTCGGAGCTGATCGTCTCCCAGGCGCCGCGCAACACGTCGAGCACCTCGGCGTCCGTCATGCGGCGCCCATCCTCGTGCAGGTAGCGCGAACGGTCCAGCAGCGGCAGCGTCTGGTTGGCCCAGACATCCCGGCCGACAGACAGGACGCGCACCTGGTCATGCGCCTGCGGCAGATAGCCGTAGTCCAGGCGGCCGACGTCGCCGCCGGCGCCGTTGAAGCGCTGGCGTAGAGCCTCCGTCACCTGCAGCCAAGCCTGCGCGCCGGCGCGCGCCGCGGCGTTGCCCGTGCCGCCGTTGCCCTGCGCGAAGACCTCCAGCGCGATGTCGCGCGTCATTACCGGGTTCTGGACGTCGAACAGCACCATGCCGAGCTGCCGAATTCCCGAGGCGCCCTGCCGATCGCCGGCGGCGTTGATCAGGTCCATGAGGTTGCGCGTCGCGTCGCGCTTGATGCCGTCGATGTAGGCGTGCGTCAGGTTCATGTCCTCGACCAGGCGCTCGGTGCGCGAGCCGCTGGGCTGGCCTTGAATCCGGTTCTCGGTCTCCGCCGTGCGGATAGCCTGGCGCTGGGCGTTGGCCACCTTGCGCGCAGCCTCCGCCTGGATGTCCTGCATCGCGCGAGTGCCGGCGGCGAGCAGGCGCTGGTCGCGCGTGAGGCTCTGCCAGGCTGGATCGGTGCGCGCGAGCTGGCGCAGCGTGGCCGCCATCCGGTCATCGATCGCCCTCACCTGGGCGTCTGTGAGAGGATTGCGGCCTTGCGCAGTCCGCGCGGTGTTCAGTTGCTGTCGGCAATTCGGGTGCATCGATGTCTCTCCAAGCCGTTTTCGGCGTATTGATCCTGCTGGTAGCTCTGGCGATCATTCCCCTGTCGGTGCTGATGGCAACGGGGTCGCGCAGTCGCGCGTGGGGAGCCCTGAAGGAATACGGTCTGGTCATCGCCGCATTTGCGCTGGTGGGTGTACTAGGGCTTGTCTCCGCGGCCGTCGAGCACGGACCAACTGCTCTGATCAGGCTATTCACCAACGGTTGAGCAACGCGCACTGCGCCGCCGTCTGGTACAGCTCCGCCTCGGACAGCAACTCGTCCGCTTCGGCCTTCACGGCCGTCATCACCTCCGACAACGGGCGCGGCGCGTCCATCCCGTCCAACTGCACCAGCAGGCCAGGCTGCTCGAGCTCGATCTGCGCGACGCGCGCGGCCGCGGCGTCGTCTACCAGTCCGGCCTTGGGCGCGGCACTTCGAGGTCCCTCGCCGGGGACGTCTGGCGGGAGTGGCGGCTCCGCTCCAGCGCCGCCAGCATCCGCTGCTTTCGGCTGGGCTGGCTCTGTTGGTCGCGACGGTGGTGCTGCTGGTGCTGATGCATCCGGTGGGGTCTCCTTTCGAACCGGCACGCGGGCGGCCGGCTGTTGCTCGAGCTGGCGCACGCCCGCCTCGAGATCACGCTGGAACTGGGCAAGCCGCGATTCCGGGCCGAGTTGCTGCTCGAGCGCCGAGACGCGCTGGTCGATCTCGCCGATGCGCTGGGTCGCCTGCTGCGCTTTGGCGTTGCGGTCGATCGCGGCCTCGATGCGCTGCACGCGGGCATCGAAGTCAGCCTGCTGGCCTTGCAGCTGCTTGCGCGCCTCCGTCAGCGCTGCCTTGTAGCTGACGCCCTGCTGCTCCTGGATCTGCTTGGCCAAGGCCTTCGCGCCGGCGTCGCTGGTGTCGGGTGGGCGAGCGCGCAGCTGGCCAAGCTCGGCGCGGGCGTCGCGAATGGCGCCCGGTTCTGCCAGGTCTGCCGCCATCGGCAGCAGATCCGCGCGTTCCGTCTGAAGCGCGTCGATTTGCTCGAGCAACTGGCGGGCCGGTCCCAGCTCGGGCGGCACGATCACGTCGTTGACGCGCACCGGCTGGCCGCTGGCTATCTGGTCAATCGCGCGCGCGAAGGCCTGCTCGTGAGCCGCGTAGGCGCGCCAGTCGTCAGGACGGAACGGGTTGGCGCTGTCGCGCTGGTCGCGCTGCAGCAGCACGCGCGCGGCGTCGGCGACTTCGTCGGACGGGCGCCCCGCCGCTTCCCGCGCGGCGGCCGCCGTGGGTGTCTCATCGCTCGGGACCGGACCGGTGCGGAAGTCCTCGGCCGCGCGCGCCGCGGCGGCGCGGCGATTCACGCGCAGGCCGTGGGCGCCGAATGCGCCCGGGATGAACGTCGACACCGCCAAGCCGACCGGGTCGAAAGGGTCGTACTGTTCGGCCAGGTGCGAGTAGTCGGCTGCCTGGAGGATGGCGCGCACCCCGGCCTGCTGAGCGACGAAGGCGCCGGGTCCGCCGGCGGCCACGAGACCGATCGTCTGTCTCGCTGTCTGGCCAGCCATGGGGAGCGCCACCCCAAGACCCGTCACCGCGCCCACGACGGCGCCGACGGCCGTGCGGGTGCCGAGGTCGACGCCCTGCTGCTTGAGCTCGTCGGAGACCGTCAGGCCCTCGTCCCCGGCCGTGAGCACGCCGCCGACGATCGGACCGCCGGCGGCGATGTATCCCGCCGCCTTGGTGCCGACGCGGGCGAAGTCGAAGACCAGCCGCTCCGACGCGTGGGCGGTCGTGGCGTCCGGCGCGTAGCCCTGCGCCACGCCGCGGAACAGGTCGCCAGCTTCGCTGCTGAAGTCGAGGCCCTGGCGCATGCGCTCGGCGGCGGCCTGGCTGTTCTTGCGCTCCTCCTCGCTCTGGGTGGCGAACATGCCGCGCGCGCTCACCGTCCCGGTGGCGTCAAGGACCTGGCCGAAGGCGCCGACGACGTCGGACAGGAAGGCGCTGCTCTGCGCCGCGCCGGCGGCGACGCCTCGAGGTGCGGCGGTAGACGTGCGCCAGGCGCTGAAGCTGGCCGCCTGGCGCGGCACCGGAGGCGGCCGCAGCGCTTCGTCGCGCAGGTTGGTCAGGGTCTGGGCCTCGAACAGGTCATCGAGCATTCGGGACCTCCACCACGATCGGCTTGCCCTGCGCGTTGGTGGCGATGGATCCGCCGCCCACCACCGCATAGCGACCGCTGCCGACGGTGCGCAGCTGCGCGCTGGGCAGGCCGTTGAGGAAGACCTGCAGGTCCATCGGTTGGCCTCGCACGTACACCTTGCCGTCGGGCAGCTGCTTGGCCAAGTCATCCGGCGGGTATTGGCGCATGCGCGCGTCGAAGTCCTTGCGCTGCACGCCGGCGGGGATGACGACCTGCGTGCCATTCACGTCGGAGAGCTTGCCGCCGACGGCCAGGTCGATGGCGGTGCGCACGTCGCCGTCGCTGCCAGCAGCACCCTCCGCCACCTTGCCCGCCAGGATGTAGCGCGCCGCGTCGGACACCATGGAGGTCTGCTCCGTGTTGCCGTACACGCCCGCGATCGTGGCGTTGATACGCCCCATCCAGCCGTCAACCGGCGTCTTGTCTTCCTTGATGGTCTTGTTCTCCAGCGCAGTGGCGCCCTTAAGCACCAGCTCGGCCACCGGGCGGTCGAAGGTTGTGCGCGATGCGCCGAGACCGAACGCGATCGCAAGCGGCCGGTCCTCCTTGTCCATCAGCGCGGCCAGCGCCTGCGCTTGGCGCGGTGGCATCACCTGCGCCAGCGCCTGGATGGATCGGGCGCGCTGTTCCGGCGGCTGCGTGCGGATGAACCTGGCGACGTTCTGCGCTTCGTCGCTCGTGAACGGCGCGACCGGCCGGCCCGCCCAGGTGCCGACACGGTCGGCCTGCTGCACGCGGGTAGTGAGCTGGGGAATGATTCCCTCCAGCCCGCCCTGCAACTGCAGCGGCGGGAGCTGGGTGATGACGCCGCGCTCCAGGCCAGCGCGCAGCGGGTCACGCTGCAGGTCCTGCTCCGACCCTTGGAGCACCTTCTCGAGCTGCTGGCGGCGCTTGTCCAGCGCGGGGTTGCGGCCGTTCCTCGCGATCTCTCCGTCGAGCTCAGTCAGCATCTGACGTTGCACCGGCACCGGCTGCGCGGCAAGGCCGCCGCTCTCCTGCGCCTGCTTGGCCATGGCCACGATGCCGTTCTGGTACGGCGTGCCGGCGGTCACCTGGATGGCGGAGTCGATGTAGGCCGGGTCCAGCATCGTGCCTTTGTCGGCCTGGCTCACGAAGACGTTGTAGGCGGCCTCGGCGTTCTTGAGCCGCGTCTCCGCCTCGCGCTGCCTGCGCGCCGCCGCCATCTCGTCCTTCTGGTCCAGGCTCAGGCGGTAGGCCTGGATCCGGTCGTTGAGCGTGGCCTTCTTCTGCGGATCGATGTTGGGCAACCCGCCGTTGACCAGTTTCTCCGCCTGATCGAGCCCGGGCCGGCTGTTGCGGGCTCCGCTTACCGCCTCGAAGCCCTGCGTGTACTCGGTGGACTCGCGCCACACCTGCCCCTTGCGTTGGAGTTGCTCGGGCGACAGGCCGCTGAACGGACCCAGCTCGCGCAGCGTCGCCTCGACCATCGCCGAGGCCTTGGCCGGATCGGTGCCGTACTGCCGCGCCTGGTACTCGAGCGTCTGATCGATGCCGGCCTGGATGTCGGACTGGTCGCGCTTGAGGACCGTCTTGCGCACGCCGTTGCCAAGCCGCGCCTGCAGCCCGTCAAGTTCACGCGTGGCCAGGTCCTGGGCCTGCGGCCGCACCTTAGGTGTCGTGTCGGCCAGGATCTGCTTGGCGCGGTCTTGCCAGGCCTGCTCGGCCTGCTCCTTCGGAACGGTGCCGTTGCCGATACCCTCCGCGATCTCATCGTGGGCGTCGCGGAGCTGGTCTTGCCCCTGCTGCACTGCCAGAAGATCGCGTTGGCGCGCCGAAGCCTCGGCCTGCGCGGCGGCCTGGCGCCGCTCCTCCTCGCGGACGCGCGCCTGCTCTCTGAGCTCGTCCATTCCAATGCCGGCGACCGTGCCGCCGAGCTGCTCCATCGCCTGGCCAACCTGGGAGCCGTAGGACGCCGGCGAAGCGTTCGGGCCACGGTAGCCGCCGGGGGTGACGCGGCGCCCGGCGCCGACTGGAATCTGTGCCATGTGTCAGTCTCCGCTGGTGCCGTTGCGCAGGAACCAGTCCATGTTGTTGCCGACGCTCACCGCGCTGCGATCGTTGGTGCCGTTGGGGCCGCGCGCATCCCAGCCCGACAGGCTTCCGCCGGCGAGCTTCATCCCCTGAGACCCCGAGGACAGCAGCGTGTTGAAGGCGGCGATGTTGGACGCCGCACGCGCATTGCGGCCGGCGCGGCGGGTCAGTTCAGCCTGGCCGCGTAGCCCTGCGGCCGAGCGGTTGCCGGTGAGGATCGCCATGGACGCGTCGGTCTCGTAGTCCTGCATGACCTGGCGCTCGGCGTCGAGCGTGCTGCCCGCGCCGATCTTGACGCCAGACGATGCGACGGCCGCCAGCATCTGCCCGCGGGCGGACTCGCCCTGCCGGCGGATCTGCTGCGCCTGCGCTAGGGCGTTGTCCTGCTCGACGAGCGCGGTGTACTCGTCCTGCGCCGCGCTCTCGTTGGCAGCGCGCTGCGCGGCACGGCCCTGCTGCAGCTGACCGCCGATGGCCACGGTCGTGCCCGCGACCAGCATGGAAACTGGATCACACATTGCGCCTCCACTCGAACGCGTAGAACTCCTGGCCGGGCCCGCACGGCACGTCGCCGACGGTGAACCCCAGCCACTGGACGAATCGAATCGCCCGCCGGTTGCGCCGGTGGACGATGTTGGTCAGGTAGGTGAAGCGGCCGCACCAGTCGGCGACCACGCGGGCCGAGACTGCAGCCATGGCGCGCCGCGGCACGCGCTCGAGCGTGCGGGTGCAGAGCATCCATGGGATCGCGGCGCCGGCGGCGGCAGGGTGCGGCACCGCGCCGAACAGGCACACGAGCTCGCCGGCCAGGCGCAGCGCCAGCGGCTGCACGTTGGCGGTCGCACCCTCCACGGTGATGCCGGCGGCCTTGAGTTCGAGCGCGTCGAACTCCGTGATCCGAGCGGCCAGGTCGGCGACGTCGCAAGGGAGTGCGGAAGAGATCGTCAGCATGATCACCCCGTGAAGCTCTCGTCTCGGACGATGGCCAGCACGTGCAGTGGCATCGGGTCGTCCTGGATGATTGAGATCTCCGACACGCCCTTCTTCCAGCCCAGCTTCGTCACGTCCTTGGGGCCGGTGAACGGCATAGGCGGCTTGTCGAGGATGCCGGCGCCGAACACACGCGCGGCCAGCTCGTCCTCATCGCCCTGGTTGTTGCGGATCTTCCCGCCGATGGACTCGAGCAGCAGCATCGAAACGTTGCCCGTGCGCATGGCCTTGCCCTGAGCGCTGCCCTGCATCCCCTGCATCTCTGGCGTGAGCATCTTCCCGTGCGTGCGGAACGGCAGGCCGATCAGCGTTCGCTTGCTGGCCCGCGCCAGCTTGATGGCGCCGTTGGCCGCGACGACTTGGCGCGGCTGCTTGGCGCCGTCGGCGACGATGTCGACTTCCCGGCCCGCAAGGTGGGGCACGCTGAAGTCGGTCTGTCCGGCCGCGTTGTCGATCACGACGCCGCAGTCGACCGTGCAACCGTAGGTCGGACGCGGCACATCCTCGTCGTCGACGGGCGCCGGATCCGGCACGCTGGGGTGCCAGGGCTGGAAGGTGTCGTCCAGGCTTTCGAGGTAGCGCTTCGTCACGCCGTTGACCTGGCGCTGCACGATCAGCCACACCTGGTCGCGATCACCGGTCGGGATGCACGTCACCCACTCGACGAAACCGTCGGTCGTGTGCGGAGCCCAGGCCACGACGCTGGGCTGCTGGTCCCGGTCGATCGTGCACGAGATCAGGCGACCGTTGGCCAGGCAAGCCCAGAGCGTCTGCTCGGCCTCCTGCGCGTAGGCCATGGCCACCACGCCGGACAGCGTGATGCGATCGGACAGAGCCGTGAGGTCCGGCGCGTTGAAGCCGTCGATGTCGTACCGGTAGCCGAGCGCCCGGATCTTGCGGCCAGCGCGCTGCACGAAGAGGTTCTCGCGATTGATCTGCACCGGGCGGACCTGAGCGCAGCCGTGGTTGCTCTCCGGGTCGACGGTGACGTTCGTGGGCGTGATGCTCGGCTTGTTGGCGCCACCGTACATCGTGTACTCGGCGCTTTCGGTCAAGACGATGAGGCGCTTGCCCGCGGAGACGTAGCGGATGGGCGTGGACTCGTCGCTGTCGATCGTGAAGGCGAAGGCGTCGTTGTCGTTGGTCCAGCGTTCGAAGTCGAGCGGCTCGCCGATGCGGCTGCCCCAGACGTTGCGGGGGAACTTCTTCGTTCCCGCAGCGATCAGGCGCTGCTGGTGGATCGCGCCGGTGCGTGGGTAGCCCAGCGTCGCGGACCAGACCGGAGGCTCCAGGCTCCAGCTCAGCGCCGGCGCGGCGACCGTGGCGGCCAGCTCCCGCAGGATGCGCCCGCTGACGACGGTGGCGCTGGTCCAGGCCGTGATCTTCACCAGGCCGCCGTTGATGCGGACCATGCTGCCGACGTCGGCCGCGCGCCAACCGTCCGCGCTCAGCGTCAGCGTGATGATCGAGCCGACTGGATCTGCCTTGCCATCGCTGCCGAGGTCTTGCGGCGTGCACGTGGCTTGCGGGCTGCTGTCGACCGTCCAGTTGCTTGCCGCCAGCACGGTGCCTTGGAACGCTCGTGTGATCTCCACCGTGACGACGGTCGTGCTGGTGAAGGTGGTGATGACGGCAATGCCCGCGTCGCTGAGAACCGCACGGCCGACGTCGGAGGCCAGGAAGGTAGGAGCGCCGGCGGTCAGGGTGCGGCCGGTACCGACGGTGGCCAGGGAGAGCGTACCCGTCGTCGCGGGGATGAAGCCGACCTCGTCGAATGGGATGGTGGAGAACGGCGCGGCCGACAACGCCCAGACGGCGAGCGCTGGGTGCTCCACGCGCTGCGTCGGCACGTTTGGGTGGAACACCCACATCGTGCTGTCCGACTGGCACCAGTCGAGCTCGTAGAGCTGGGCCGAGGTGTAGGGCGATGCGATCTCGATACCGGCGTAGGTGCGGTCAGCGTTGTAGACCCGCATCTTGAGGTGGCCGAACTCGAGGATCCACGCCTGGTCATCGCCCTGCACGAACGGAACGGCGATCGACGAGCGGGCGACGTCCGTGAGCGCGTCCGCGTTGCGGAGGCTGCCCTCACGGCGCTTCCAGCCGCCCTGGATGACAGGGCGTCCGTTTAGGGACAGCTTGAGGCCGAAGCCGTAGCGGTCGATGTCGGTGCGGCCGCGCACCCGCGGCGACAGCTGGCCACTGGTGAAGGCCGTCTGGTTGAGGCTGACCATCGGCATGGCTTACCACCCCCGGCGGTAGCGGTCGTAGCCGCCGCCACCCATGAAGCGCGCCTGCAGCAGCGGGCAGTCGTCCAGCGCGTCCGGAGGATCTTCCTGCCCGTCGACGGAGCGGGCTTGGCGCAGGATCGGCTGGAGCGTGCTCTCCACGAGCTGCTCGACGCCGCCGCTCTGCGTGATCGGGTACGAGAAGATCGCCCGCATGACCAGGGTCATCGTGTGGACCAGCAGCGTGTCCCAGGTGGCGGGCACCTCGTTGCGCCACAGGTAGAGCAGCTTGAGCTCCTTCTGGTCGAAGAGGATCTTGCGGCCCTCGATCTTGTATCCGGGACGCTCGCCCTCCTCGCCCACCGAGATCGTGCGCAGCCAGTCTGCCGGGAGCTGGAACTGGTAGTTCCATCCGAACGCCGGCGCCTGCGCATCCGGAGCGAGGATCACGCGCTTGGTGGCGCAGTTCCAAGGGTGGCTGCGCAGCACGTAGTCGCGGGCAGATTCCCACGTGTTGGCCGCCAGGCGCGACCGATCGGTACCGTCATCGAAGGAGCTGATGGTGGTGTCACCCAGCATCAGCAGCGCGTTCGAGCAGATGGAGACGGGAGTGGCGCTCATTGCCGTGGGCTCCAATGAAAAGCGGGGGCTCGATGGCCCCCGCTTGGGTGAGCTGGCCGGGGAAGGCCAGCAGTCGTTCGATCAACCCGCCTTCGGGCCCAGGTAGTGCAGCTCGAACTCGGCCTGGATGTTGGCCGTCGGCGCGGCGCCGGCGAGCGTGGCATAGACCTCCACGTCGTCCGGCACCACATAGCCGTTGGCCTGGTTCAGCAGCGCGCCCGTGTCCAGGTTCTTGACCAGGCCGGCCGTGGCCACCGATGTCGCGGCCAAGATTCCGGCGGCGTCGATCACCACCTTGGTCTTGGCGTTGCGCACGCCGATCGCCAGCGTGACGCCAGCGCCGAACGCGCCGTTCCAGGCCTTGCCGCTGCGCAGGATGCGCGAGCCCTTCTGGATTGTGGCCAGCAGGAGCGTGTCGTTCTGCGCGTAGGCGGCGACCGCCGGCGTGGTGGCGATCAGGATGCTGACCTTGCCGTGGTCATACGGCGGGTTCTTGATCAGCGGCGAGGCAGCGAGGTTCGCCACCTGCCGCGAGTTGAATTCAGCCATGTCTTTCTCCTTGGAGTTGCGTCAGCTCGTGGGCGATCAGACGTTGTTGGCGAAGTCGATCTGCACGACCTTCTGGTCGTCCTGACGGACCGCGCCCAGCGACATCCAGCCGTAGACCTCGGTGGGGTTGCCACGCTTGGTCTTGTTCTCGCTGATGTCGGTCTTGACGTCGATACCGGTGCCGTACTGCAGCCCGCTCTTGGCCCACGCCACGGTGCGGGAGGTGTTGGCGGCGGGGACGTCCAGCGCGTTGTAGGGGATCCAGTTGTAGCCCAGCCACTTGTCCGCGAGCTTGCCCTCCTGGAGCATCTTCACGGCCATGAAGTCCGCGCTGGTCAGCGTGGTGTCGCTCAGCAGCTGGCGCAGCATCACGCTGTCGTAAGCGATGCTCAGCTCTTCGTCGTTGAACTCGTCGGCCTCGTTGCCGCGGAACAGCGCCTTGGACTGGATCAGCTTTGCCTTGGTGAAGCCCGTGCCGCCGGCGGCGATCTGCTGGCCGGCCGGAATGATGGCCAGCGTCGGCGTGGCGCCTTCGGCATTGCGAGACAGTGCACCGTCGAGCAGGGCTCGGTAGATCGTGCGGTCCTTGCGGCGATTGGTCGCCGCGATCAGCAGGTCCATGTACTTGTAGGTCGGGTCCGCCACCAGCTTGGGCAGGTCGAAGGCGTCGACCACCAGCGGACCGACGTCGAAGTCCGACAGGTAGCACAGGCGCGTCTCGTGGTCGATGTCCTGCGCTTGCTTGTCCTGGTAGCGGCCGTTGACCTGCTGGGCTTCGACCTGGCCGATGTTGTTCGTGGTGAACAACGAGCCGGAGATCATGCCGCGGTCAGTCACGCGGCCTTGGAAGCGGCTGACCTTTTGCTGCAGCTTGAGGAAGAACGAATCGTGGAACTGGATCCGATTCGCGGTGGTGATGGTCGGAGAGGTGGACATGGTGATTCCTCGTTGGAGTCGTCACGCCGTGGTGTCGCGGGTGTCCATGTCGGGCCGCTGTGTCGGCCGCTGCGCTTTGGCGCTGTTTTGCGGGCAGCCGGGCTATCCATCCCGGTATCCGGCTGCCACGCCGGGCGGGTTGGGCGCCAATGTCGCGCCCACCCCGTGGCGGAATCCCGCCAGGCTCACTGTCCGGCGTACTGGCGCTCGTAGCTGGCCTTGACCTTGGCCACGGTCGCCGCGTGCTCCGGATGGTTCGGGCTGTTGTAGGCCTCGCTGCGCATGAGCGCCTCGCGGTTCTCAACGTCCACCTGCGTGACACCCTGCACCGGCTTGTCCTCGCCGAGCTCGCTGCCGACCTTTGCCATCAGCCGGATGAAGTCCGGGTCATTGCCGAACTTCTTGTCCAGCCGCGCGGCGTGGTCCTGGTCCTCTGCGAAGGCCTGCGTGCCCTTGAAGCTGCGCGACAGTCCGGTGCTCATCTGCTGGTCCGTCTGCCAGATCTTGCGCAGCTCGGCGGCGCCAACGTCGGGGCTGTTGCGCTGCTCCTCGAGGAGCTGGATGCGCTGCTGGAACTCGCCGACCAGGTAGGACACCTGGGCGTTGTTGAGACCCCTGGTATGCGCACCCTTCAGGAAGCCGGCGAAGAGCGGATCGTCCTTGAGCGTGTCCATGCTCAGGCCCTGCGGCAGATCGAGCTGGTAGCTGTCGGCGTCCTTGGGCGGCGCCTCGCCCGCGCCCATCCTCTTCTCCAGCGCCGCGTGAGCCTGCGCGACCTTCAGCGATGTCGCTTCGTGGTTCGTCGTCCCGTCCTCGTTTTTGACGAGGTACTTCTCCGGGATGACCTGGGCGGGTTCGTTGCCAGCTGGCGCGGGCGCTCCTGTAGGTGCAGGTCCAGGAGCGGCAGCTGCGCCGCCGGAAGCCATGAGGCTGCCAGGTGCCGGAGCTGCTGCAGCTGGTGCACCGACCGCAGGCGCGGGACCTGGGGCAGCAGCGCCGCCAGCAGGAGCGGGTGCGGGGCCGGGAGCGGCCGGGGCGGCAGCCGCAGCAGGCGGCGCACCGCCGCCGTCAGCAGCGCCATCAGCGCCGGCCTGGTTGAAGTACTTGCGTCGGACATACATCGCGTTGCTCCATGAGAAAGGCCGGCTCACAGGCCGGCCGGTTGGGAATTCGAGGTCGAGGTGGTCAGAGCTGCACTTCCTGCTGCTCGGCGCGGATGGCGAAGGTCGGCGCCGTGCCCGTGCCGGTGCTTGCCGTCTCGATGCGTGCCCAGGTCCCGGCGGCCACCACGCCGTAGAGATTGACCGAGCCGCGGATCTGCTGGCCGACCGAGACCGTCAGCGTGGTGGGCTGGCCGCTGGACCCGCTGATCACGCCGACCTGGCCGGCGCTGCACGCGCTGTTCGTGTAAGTGCGCAAGAACGCGGCGCCTTCGGGCGCCCCGCCGAGCGTGACCGTGGTCGTCACGTCCACGGCATAGGACACGAGCGCGTCGCGCGTGGCGCTGATCTGGAAGCACGAGCTCAGCGCGCGGGACGGACTGGCGAAACTGCGCGTGGTGCCAGCGGTGACGCGGCCCTGCGGGTCGGTAGTGACGCTGCTGTACGTGCCCGCCGTGCCGGCATTGGGCAGGTTGACCGTCATGGTGCCGCTCGTGGTGACCGGCGACCCGATGACGCTCAGCGTGCTGGAGGTCAGGCCCACGCTGGTCACCGTGCCGGATCCGCTGGCGGGCAGCGTGGCAAGGGAGCCGTCGCCGCGGATGTACTGGGCGGTCGTGCCGGCGGGCGCGTTGAACTTGGCGGCCAGGCCAGACGTGAGCGCCGAGGTGGTCGCGTAGCTGGCCAGCGTCGACGCCAGAGCGGCGCTGGTGGTGTAGGCGCTCAGGTCGAGCGTCAGCGTCGTGCCGGACAGAACCAGCTTCGAGTCCAGCGTCGCCAGGAACTGCAGCTTGGCCGTGCCGTCGTACATCAGCAGTCCGTTGGCACCGCCGGTGGGCTTGGGGATCGAGTACTGCTGGACGGAGTTCCCAGTCGGGTCGTACTGCGAGACCACCGGGTCATAGCCCTGGGCGGTTGCCGTCAGGCTGGCCGCCAGCATCAGGGCGGCGGAGATCAGTTTCTTCATGGTCAGGCTCCTTTGGCCGCTGCGATCTGTGCCCAGATGTGCTCGATGACGGCCTTGGTGCCGCAGTTGAATGCGGTCTGGTCGGGCTGTCCGGCGACAAAGGGCGCCTTTGCGAATCGCTCCATCAAGTCCTCGAGGACGCGCTGGCCCTCGGGGAACATGAAGATCGATTCGTAATCGGTGGGGGTGGCGGACATGGCGCGGGGCGCTTACACCGGCTGGGAAGCGCGGTCGAGCGTGGCCTGCACGGACATGGTCTGCAGCTGCTGCTGCTGGGCGGCCTGCTGCTCTTGCTGCTGCGTCTGCTCGCGCTGCTGGCGGTAAGCGATGAGGCCCTTCTCGGTGCGCAACATCTTGGCCGGCGCGCCCAGCGCGTCAGCGGCCAGGCGGATGGACTGCTCGCCGTCGATCAGGTCCAGCGTCTCGGGCTTGCCGAGCTCAGCCATCGTCCCGGCAATCGCGGTGACGCGCTCGATGGCGGTCACGTCCTCGAGCTTCTGGGCACGCGCCAGCGGCGACAGGTACCGGTTGGAGAACTTCACACCGGCGAGCGTCTCGGGCGCGTCGTCGATGAGCACCGGGCCGGGCTCGCCGCCCAGCTCGGGGCGGCCCTGGCGGTACATCATCCCGAACACGCGGTCGATCGTTGGCGCCAGGTCCTCGGACTGGAAGCGGCCGTAGAGCGGGCCCAGCAGCTGGCGGATCAGCGCGACGCGCACGTGCACCTCGGTGGCCGTCATGGCCGGTCCGTCCTGCGGCGCGAGCTGGTCGGCCAGCAGCATGCGGCGAATCTCAGCGCGCAGCTGGTCGGCCTTGGAGAAGGTCACGTTGAAGTCCGCGCCGGTGGGCAGCTCCTTGATGCTGTTGACGCTGTTGGCCACGATGACCGTGCCGCCCTTCACGCGCACGTTGCGCGGGTTGAGAACGCCGTCGTCCTCGGCGATGTAGACGCCGGCGGCCGCGCGGCCCAGCGCGACCTTCTCCAGCGCCAGCAGCGCCTGCAGCTCGCGGATGTTGCCCAGGGCGTTGGACACCGGGCCCAGCGCATACGGCGAGTCCGGCAGCACCATCCAGCGCGGGCAGACGAAGGGCTGCTCGTTGAAGCCGCTCTCGCGCACGACGTTCTTGCCCGCGACCTCGACGTGCACCGACGCGAAGGCCATGTTGCGCGGCAGCTTGGAGCCGGGCGTGTACTTCGTGCGCGGGTAGGTGGCGTGCACGAACTCGTGCTTGGTGCTGCACTTGGCCGTGTCGGCGGCCTGGTCCTTGATCGTCTGGCTGACCTTGTCGCCGTACTCGTTGACGGCCTGCTCGGCGGTCATCTGGAACGAGCGGTAGAGGATGTCGGCCGGGCCGCCCAGCATGCTGCAGGCGATGAAGCACTGGCCCAGCGGGTACTGCAGGAAGAACGGGCGGCCGTTGCGGTCCTCGATGAAGAGCACGAACCAGCCCGCGCACAGCGAGTCGACGATCGCCTCGTACTTCTGGCTGTCGTAGTTGCTCTGGTGGATGGCCAGCCAGACCTCCTCGGCCGCGTGGTCGAGCCAGCGCCGCTCCTCCTCCGTCTCGTCCGGCACGTCGAAGCCCAGCCAGACCGCGTTGGCCGGCGTCATGCCGCCCATCACGTTGGAGGCGAGCATCCGCACGCCGTCGGTGCCGACGTTGTCGAGGATCTCGGTCTTCTTCTGCTGCGCGAAGCTGGCGTCGACGCCGCTGCCGCCCAGGCCTTCCATCCGCTCGGGGTAGGTGAACTCGAAGCAGCTGCGCCAGGCCGGCTCGCTCTTGGCGCGCTCGCCCTTCATCTGCGCCAGGCGCAGGCAGATCTTTTCGGCCAGGGAGGTCATCAGAACGCCTGGATGGGGCGAGAGCCCGAGCGCGAGCCGCCACCACCGACACCGCCCAGCGGGCTGGGCGCGGCCGCGGTGGGCGTTGCGCCGGCGGCCATCAGCGTGCCGCGCAGCATCGTGCCCAAGCCGCGGTTGGTGGGGATGCCGCTGAGCGGGCTCTGGCCGGAGTTGCTGGCGCTCGTCGTGTCGCCGAGCGTGGGCGTCGGCGCGCCCTTGGCGAGCAGGCTGCCCTGCCCGCGCCGGCGGCGCTGATCCTCGGCGAGCTTGCGGTTGGCGGACTGGGCGGCCTCGGCCTCAGCTGCGGATCGCTCGACGGCCGGGTCGGTCGTCGGGACCACCGAGGCCGTCGATGTCTTCGGCGCCAGCGCCTTGGACGCGACCATGCCGCCCACCAGACCGATACCAACGCTCACCGGATCGCACATGGCTCAGTCCTGCGCGTCGAGCATCGCCTGGAACTCGGCGGCATGCTTCTTCTGCCAGTCCTCGTCCGGGCAGATCCAGCCCTGGTTCGTCAGCACCGGAGCGCGCAGCGCGCGCGGGTTGACGTCGACCGCGTTGGGCAGCTCGGTGCCGCCTTCGCCGGCGGCGGTGGTCGGCGTGCGCTCGAGCGGCTGGGTGTTGGGCTTGGGAGCGGCGGCCTGACTGGCGCCGGGCGTGCGGACGTTGCGGGGCGTGGTGGCCATTCGGGGGCTCCTGCGGGTGGTGCCGCCTTCGCCGGCGGCGGTGGAAAGTGCCCGCAATGTCCTCTTGGCCCGATGGCGGAATCCCGCCACCTGCGGCTACGCGTGCTCGCGCAGCACCTGGGAGACGCTAGGCTGCACCAGGCGCGTGGGCAGGTCGGCCAGCGTGGTGCCGCAGCGCTCGCACCACAGCACGATGAGGCAGTGCCCGACCCAGTGCGCCGGCTCGGCCGGCAGGTCGTCGCGGGCGTAGTCCGTGATGGTCTTGCGCCCTACCCCTACCCAGTCGGCGATCGTGCTTGGCGACATGCCGGTGCGCTGTAGGTTGGCGATGACGCGCGGCCAGTCGACGCGGCGCTCGCGGCTGAGGTCGAGAGTGGTCATCGTCCTTCTCCCATCAGCTCGAACGCCGCCTTGCGCAACCGCTGCGCGGCCTGGTCGCCGCGGCTGGCGCGCACGGTGTCGATGTAGCGCTTGCGGGCTTCGTTGCTGGGCATGTCGGCGACGCGGCGTGCTTCCTCGTGGCGCTTGGCGCACTCGGCGCGCCACTCCTCGCTGGCGCTGTCGACCTGGCGTCCATCGATGAGAGTGACGCTCGTCATTCGTCCATATCCTCGTTGACGACGGCCTGAGCGATCTCGTCTATGAGGTCGAACAAGCGTCGCAGCAGATCCAGCAGCATCGACATCACTGGTCTCCGATCGAAGAGACGAAGGCGTGCGCGCGGCGCTCGTCCAGCCACACCTGCAGCGCGGGCCAGAAGGGGGATCGCCGTCCTGGCTGGCGCTTCAGCTGCTCGCCATCGGCGCGCAGCACGGTCACGCCGCAGTACTCGTGGTATTTGAAGGTCCACTCGCGGCCCTTGGCATCCGTGACGAATCCGAGGTCGCACATGCTGACGTGCACCACACGGGCGTTGATCGTGCTCATACCGTCTCCCCCAGCAGGTCCAGCTGCGGCGCCGTGGCGCTGGCCAGCGGCGTGATGCGGATGACGACGCGCGCGCCCTGCGCGTCGGGCTCCATGCGACGGGAGCGCAGCTCGCGCACCCACTTGTCGTCGTCGAAGGCGAAGCCCTTGAGCGAGTCGAGCAGGACCTTGTTGGCGTTGTCGAGGTCGATGCACATCACGCCGTCGTCCCAGGCGTCGCCCAGCTTGCGCTGGCGGCGCTCCCAGTCCTGCGGGCGCTGCGGGTAGAGGTCGATCGCGACGGCCACGCGCCCGGCGATGGGCTGGCGCACGCCGGCCTGGCGGATCTTCCAGCCCACGTCCTGCTTGTAGGCCTTGGCCTCGTCGCTGAGCGTGACGATCGCGCGCTGGTGGCCGCGCGGCACGAACGAGCGCCAGTACCGGTTGGCCGAGATCGGATAGGGCAGCACGAGCTCGATCACAGGCCGCCTCCGACGATGAGGAACCACGCCGAGGCCGCGGCCGCGCCGATCGTGCCGCCGGTCAGCAGGCAGTGCGCCACGCTGGCGAACTCCGGCGGCGAAATGCGCGCGCGGGCGGGATAGGTCCGACCTTGGTTGCAGTTGCCGCTGCAGGGCGGGCAGATGGGGTTTTGTTGTGCGTCGCTCATGCGGGTTCTCCCTGGGGTTGGAGCGAGATCCAGCCGGCCTCGGGCATGTGGCCGCGGCGGCGGAAGCAGCGCGGGATGCCGCGAGCCAGGCCCTGGGCCTCGAGGTGCACGAGCTCGGCGTAGAGCTTCTCGTGGGTGAGGCGGCAGCAGCGGCGCAGCGCGGTGGGCGCGATGGCGCGGTTGGCGCGCGTGAGGAGGTCGAGGACGGTCACCAAGGCTCCTCCTGCGGCTGCTGCTGGGGCAGCTCGCCGGGCGCGCGGCGCTTGGCGACGAACTGCTGCAGCTTGGCGAGGGCCTCGCGGCGGCTCGCTGCGGGGAGCAGGTCCTGCTGGGCGTGACCGAGCAGCTGCGCGTCGGTGCGCTCCTGCAGGTGCTGGGTGATGCGCGGCCAGTCCTTGGGGTCGGCCCAGGCGTGGGCGGAACACAGGTGCACGCGGCCTTCGCCGTTGACGCTCCAGCGCAGGGGGCATCCGACGGCGCGGCACATGAGCGACCTGTCGATGGTCGCGTCGCGATTGACGGCGTCGACGATGGCGTCGTCGCGCTGCTGGGTTCTGCTGCGGTAGCTCATCGGCGATCCTTCGCGGCTTTGTCGAGCCAGTTCGACCAGGTCTGACGCCAGCCCTTGACGCTGCGGCGCGTACCCATGCCCTTGCCGGCGACCCAGTACTGGCGGAATTTCTCGGCCTCGCGGAGCACCTCGCCGGGCTTCCAGCCGAGGGCTTCGGCGTCCACGCCCCACTGCTCGGGGAGGTCCCAGTTGCCGGCGATCGGCACCACGGCCTTGCCGTTGAGGGCTTCGGCATTGCTGCCGTCGAAGGCGGGAGGCGCAGGCGGCGGGGCTGCGCAAGGCGCGGCGCCGCTACCCCCGTCAGGGGGTTTAAGGAATAACTCTCCGTTCCGTTCCCTCTCCGTTCCCTCTCCGTTCCCTCTAAGAGCGTTTTCCGGTGGAATTCCGGGATTTGCTGGCGGAACGTTTTGCGGAATTCCGGCGGAAGCCTCGGCCTTTTCCATCGGAATTGAGGCGTCGAGTCGGGCGGAATTCCAGGCCTCGAAGGTCACTTCCGGTAGTGCCTGCTTACCTTCTGCGAGGCGTGCCTTATTGGTCTTGCGCAGTCGATCCTTGGCGCGCTCGAAGAAGTGCAGCAGCTTGGAGTTCCAGGCCTGGTTCGCCTTCTCGCTGACGACCTCGTGATAGAGGCGTCCGTCGCTGCATTTCACGAATCCGAGCAGCGCCTCGTCGCGGACCTTGCGCCACTCCTTCACGAAGCGTCCGTAGCCGGCGAGATTGGCCAGTTCGATGTCGTCGTCGGGCAGGGATCCGCACGGGACCTGATGCCAAGCGGCGCACCAGAGCAGCACGCCGGCGCGGAATGCATCGCCCGACACCTGGGCGGCGAAGCGGGAGTCGCGCAGCACGCGCACGTCCAGCTCCATGTACTGGAAGTCGCGCAGGTCGACCTCGGCGGCGACGAGCGGAGGCGGGAGTGTGGTGTCGGTCAAGGGCTTGCCTCGGGGTCAGAAGAGCGTGAGCTGGCCGCGCTGGCCCATCTCGCGCCAGTACAGCGGATCAAGGTCCCACGGGTCCTCGTCGCGAGCGCGCCAGACGCCTGGGGCGACCAGCACCGGCTCGGTGATCTGATGCCTGTCCTCGACGTGCTTGGCGACGGGCTCGTCGTTCTCGCGATCCAGGTCGAACCGCGAGCAGACCCACACCCGCTCCTCCGGTCCCCACCAGCACATGTGCGGCTCGAGCACGCGGTCCAGCCGGTAGCAGTAGCAGAAGCCGATGTGACCCACGGGCCGCAGGAAGGTGCCGATGGCGGGCGCCGTCATGCCGGCACCTCGGGAGTCGCGATGCGGTCGAGGTAATGCAGCAGCGCGCGCGTCTCGTCGGCGGTGAGCTGCGCCAGCACGGCGTTGCCGCGGGTGAGCTGCAGGCGGCCGTCGGACCAGAGCGCGCAGGCGAAGGTGGGCTCGGCCTGGCGAGCGGCGCGCGGCTTGGGTGCTGCCGGCGGGACCGCGATGGGCGCGGGCGCTTCAGCGGGCGGCGGCTCCGGTGCTGGTGCCGGCGGCTGGGCCGGCCACGCCTGCAGGGCTGCCTCGTTGGCGCTGGGCGCGGTCGCGCGCGGCGCGTTGGGGGTGAAGTCCGCCGGGTCCTCGGCATCAGCGTCAGCGGCCGGCGCAGGTGCTGCTGCCGGCGCGCCGGTGCCCAGCGACCACTGCCGCCAGCGCTGTCCGGGCGCCTTCGTGCGCGAGATCAGGCCGGCCGTGACAGCGGTCATGAGGCACGGGCCCATGGACAGCGGATCAACATCGATGGCCTCGGCCAGCTCGCCGGTCGAGTATTTCTTGCCCAGCGGCTGGGTGCGCAGGTACGCCAGCGCGCGGAAGGGGATCGTGCCGGGCTGTGGTGTGTAGGCGGCGGTCACGATGTCTTCCCCTCGATGTGCGCGATCAGGCCGCGCAGCGCCGTCTCGGCCCTGTCGCACTTCTCCTCGTCGAAGTACGGGATCAGGACGTGGCCGGTCGAGGTGTCGCCGGGCGTGCAGCTCTCGAGAGCAGCAAGAGCTGTCCTCATGGCCTCCAGCATCTCCAGGAAGAAGTTGGCGCTGAAGGCGTTGCGGAACGCGTTGCGCTGCTCGTAGGGAACGTCGTGCTCGGTCTCCCAGGGCATGCGCTCGGCGTCCTGGGCGAGCTTGAGCAAGGTCGGTGCCGTCATGACGCCCTCGCCTTCAGCATCGCGTCCGCGATTGCGTAGGCGGCCTTCGCCATGGGCTTCGGATCGCCTGTACCGCGCGCGATCAGCGGGGACAGAGCCTGGGCGGCGAAGAAGTCGCGCAGCGACATGCCGTAGCTGGCCGCGTAGACCTGACCGTTGTTGCCCGTCTCGGCGATCGGGAACGCCGGGCCGCCGTCGTTGATGGGCGCGCTCATGCCAGTGCCCTTTCCGCCTGCAGCTCCTCGAGGAGCGTGAAGCGATGGCGGCCCGCGAGCCACTGCGTGATGGCGGTGTTGCCGCAGACGTCCTCGAAGAGGTGGATCTGCTCGGCGGGCAGGCTGCGCCTGGTCGGCAGGTCGTCGTCGTTGAGGTAGTCGCTGACGTGCTGGCGGGTGAAGCCGTGGTCACGGCCCAGGTCCGACACGCGCAGCCCCTTGGCGCGGCGCAGCGCCCAGCACAGGCGCACCGCGGCGCGGTAGCAGCGGATGTGCTTGAGCAGGGACGGGGGAACAACGCTCGGCGCGTCAATGCGTCCGAGCAGCGGAAGAGTGTGTTGCAAGGTGGCCTCCTTGAACGGGTTGAGGAAATGCGATGGCTGCACCGGTTGATGCACCGGTTGGGCCGCGCAGACGATGAAGGCTCGATAGGTCAGTCCTTCCAGCTGGGCCCAACCCGCCGCACCACCGCGAACGGAGGCCACCGCCATGACGGCGGAGCGACGGGAGGACACAGCTGGAAAGAGACGAATGAAGCGAGAGATCAACCAGGCCGACATGGACTGGGCGCATGCCAAGGTGCTCGAGCTCTTCGAGCTGGTCGCGCGCCGCCTGGCCGGCGCAGGCGAGCCGGAGCTGGCGCAGCAGCTGAGGGCGTGGAGGTGAGCGCGCATGGGTCAGACCTCGGCGAACAGCGGCGCATCGGCGGCGAGGCGCTGCGCCGCTCGCTGGGCGTGTCCGGGAACCAGCTCGCACGCCACCGCGTCCAGACCCTCAGCCCTGGCCACCACGAGGTCCGAGCCGCTGCCGCCGAACGGCACGACGAAGGAACCGCCGGGCGGCACGCTGTAGCGGATCAGCGGAGCCAGCAGTTCCAGCGGTTTCTGCGTCGGATGGATCGCGCGGCCATGCTCGTTGCGCACCTCCAGCACACTGGTCATCAGGCGCGGGCCACCGTCTTCGCTGACGTAATGACCGGCCTCGATGTGCCCGGTATGGGTCGGACGAGACTTGCGGCGCACCGTGCGCGCGATTGCGTCGCGGGTGTATTGGGGCTGGTGGTAGACGTCGCCCCAGGCGCCTCGGTAGAACAGCACCGCGTGCTCGTGCACACGGCGGAAGCGGTCGGCGTGGAATCCGGTCCCGTTCTGCTTCTTCCAGACGATGTCCTGGCTGTAGCGGAAGCCGTGCTCCTCCATTTCGGCGAAGGTCTTCGCCAGGAAGCGGATCGAGCCGAACACCCAGATGCTGGCGACTGGCTTCAGCACGCGTGCCACCGCCGGGATCCAACCCTTGACGGGGTTGTCCCAGTCGAGCGAGGTGTCACCGTAGGGCGGATCTGCCATACACGCGTCGAACGAGCCCTCAGGCATGCCGGCCAGCAGCTCGCGGCAGTCGCCCTCAAGGATGCGGGTCACCACGCCTCACTCCTGCGCGGCGTCGGCGGTCGCCAGCTCGGCCAGCGCGATCGGGTTCTCGCGCACGACCGCCCAGTCGACGTCCGGGCGCAGGTCCTCGCACAGCACCGCCTCGCCTCCAGCTGCGGCGACCGCCGCGCGCGTTGCGCGCTCGATGGATGGGCACAGCTCCGCCGGCACATTGCGCTCGCCCTTCAGCAGTTGGCTCACGAATTGCGGGCTGCGCTCGATTGCAGCGGCCAGCTTGGCCCCACCCCCGACGATGTCGATGGCGCGCTTGACGTGCTCGTTCATTGCGGCTCCAAGTAAAGCATTGCTGTACATGATGCATCAAGCATTGCCGTATTGCAAGGCGGCTCCGGACAATCAAGCGATGCTTGACGAGAAGACCAGCACGGCGGACGCCCTTCGGGAGCGTTTCGTCGCCCTGTTTGAGACCTGGAAGACTGCGGAGCGTGGCCGCAGCCAGGCGGAGTTCGCGCGCCTGTGTGCGCGGCTCTCGGGGCGCCCGTGCTCGCCGCAGGCGGTCTCCGAGTGGCGGCGCACTGGCCGCATGGACAAGGCGTGGATTCCCGTGGTCGAGCAACTGCTCGGTGCGAGCCTCGGATTCAGCGCGACCACCCTATCCACGGGGGTAGCTCAATACGCGAGCCTCAAGGCAGAAACAGTCGACGGCATAAGACCGTTTGATTGGGAGCTGCTCGTGAATACAAAAGACTTACCAACTCTTTTCTCTGTCGCGATGAATGACGATTCCATGGCGCCTCGGGTGCGCGCCGGGGACAAACTCGTCTTCAACACCTCGATCGCGAATAACCCGCGTCCTGGCGATGGTGTGCTCGTGAAGGACATGGCCGATGAGGTCTACTTCCGGCTATTCCGTTCCGGGCGCCAAGGTCATTGGGAGGCGCACGCGATGAATCCCGCCTACGCGGCGCTGGACAGCGAGAGGGATGGCCTGCGCATACTCGCAGTACTAACGGCCGTGGAGGCCCGATGGGGGTGAAAGCATGGAAGGCAATGGCAACATTCGGCGCGTGCTTCGAGGAGCAGTTTGGGTTCTCTGGGCACTTATTAGTTTCTCGATCGCGCGTGCATTCGCTCCGGCGATTGGCGTGCCGTTCGCGATCGGACTTTGGTTATGCCTGATGGCTGCGCCTAAATATCTTCCGTTGGCGCTGCGCCAAGCGCGCCACACGATTCGCGAAAACTGGTAGACAAGCGCGCCCGGAGCATCCGGGTGATGAGGGAGAGAGAAATGGCAACGATCGTTCTCGGAAACAACCGGTACATCAACTGCGGATCCGCCGTGACTATGTATGGGACGGAACTATTCAACCTGCGCGAGGTCGGAGAAAATGGTCAGATAGTTGTCGACTTTGATGTACTCGATAAGGACGGAAGACGCCTGATTCGGGTGAAGAAAAATCAAGTTGTCGATAGCGCGGATGGGGTTTCGATTGAGGTCAAGCCTGGCTCCGTCAAGGCCATATCGGCAGATGGAAACAAAATCGCGAGCGCGCGAATTCTGGATGAGAACACCGTAGCCGTGACTGGGTTGTTCTGGGTGAATGGTGTGTGCTGTGAAATCACAGAAAAGCAGATGAGTGTCGCGGGCCTATCAATAAGCGGTAGCACCTTCCGGGACACCCCATCTGCTCTAGTCCTTCGATGAAGGCGCCAACTACACCCCCGTCACAGTGCAGTGAGAGACGATCGCCTGCCTTTCAAATCTGCCCGTTGGGGCGGCGAATAGGTTGATGGCGCGCGGCATGCGAAAGTTGGCCCGCAGGATGTGGGATCCGCTGCGCAGCTTCAGGGGGCTGTAGATGAAGTAATCCCCCCCGACGATGGGCAGTCCAGCATCGAGCATTGCTTGAAGCCGTGGCGCGTCATCCAAAGGGGACGGGACGCCGCGGGCGCTCGCAACCGCCGAGGCAGCCAACGATGCGGCCGCACCGAGTAGAAGTCTGCGTCTATCCATCTCTGATCTCCTGGCCTGACGGCCTCTGACGAAGCCCGCACCGCGCGGGCTTCCTCCTGCACATCGTATCAAGCAATACTTGATTCGACGAGTCGGGTATACAGCGTCGCTTGATTTTGTACAGCATTGCTTTATTCTTGCTCTATCGACGCGCCACCCCGGCGCCTTGGAGGGCAGATGGAACAGCAAGCGAATGTCGGCGCGACCGGCAACCTGACAGCGGAGCAGCTCGAGGCGCTCGAGCTCGACAGCGGCAGCCACCCTGGTCCCGACGCCGGCCATTGCCTCCTCGAGGTGGTGAGCCTGTTCGCGGGCGAGGACTTCGGTGACTCGCCGGCGTGCGTCGATCCGATCCTGGCGGAGTTCGGCCGCTCGTGGAACGACGGCATGCGCAGCAACGAGGAGCGCGCGCAGCTCAAGCGCTACATCCCGCTGCTGCCGGGTACGAACCAGGGCGCGGAGCTGAGCCAGCTGCGCGGCTGGATGGCGGCGGACTGGCTGATCCGCGTGTGCACCCCGGCGTGGCTGGATCTCTCGCCGTCGATGGCCGAGCACGCTGCGGCGCTGCGTGCGCTGGCACCGATTCATGGGGAGCAGGCGCTTGCGGCTGCGGTACCCACACTCGATAAGGCGCGCAGCGCTGCGGCCGCCGCCAGGGCCGCCGCCAGGGACGCCGCCAGGGCCGCCGCCAGGGACGCCGCCAGGGCCGCCGCCAGGGACGCCGCCAGGGCCGCCGCCAGGGACGCCGCCAGGGACGCCGCCTGGGACGCCGCCAGGGACGCCGCCTGGGACGCCGCCAGGGACGCCGCCTGGGACGCCGCCTGGGCCGCCGCCTGGGACGCCGCCTGGGCCGCCGCCTGGGCCGCCGCCCTATCGGCGCCGACCTACGGTGAGGCGCGCGCCGCGGCAGATAAGGCTCTGGCTCCGACGTGCGAGCAGTTGCAGCTGAGCGCGCACGAGCTGTTCCTGGCCATGATCAATGCGGAGCTGCGTGCCGAGTCGGCGCAGGTCCCGAGCAACGGCGAGGCTCAGTGATGTCGGCCGGAACCACCACCGTGATCCTGCCCGTGGCGATCGTGGAGACGATGCGCGACCTGGTCGGGTTCAAGCGCCAGCAGCGCGAGTACGACGAGAAGGCGCGCGTTGCTCGAGCGCTGCGCGCCGAGGCTGAGACGACGCTGGAGCGCGAGAGCTTCACGCGCGGCGAGTTGCAGGCGCGCGAGCAGGAGATCGCGGCGCAGCGCCTGGCGCTGAATATGCGCGCGAAGCTGGAGGACCTGATCGAGCGCCACGCGGAGGACATCCTGTCGGACGCGCGCTTCGCGCCGGTCGGCGACTGGGGCCCGACGCATCAGCGGCGCGAGGTGGCGGCATGAGCGCCCTCTTCCACCAGGGCCTGCCCGCGCCGGGCGCGTGCACGGAGTGCGACCTCGACCTGCGCATCGCGCAGATCACGGAACCGCTGCCGCCGATGCCGGCGGAGGCCTGCACCGAGGTCGGTGCCGAGCCCGTCATCGATCCCACCGACTGGGCCTTCAGCGACTTCACGCTGGTCGTGGCGAGCCTGGCTATGGGCATCGTTGGCTTGGCCAACTTCCTGGTGGCGATGGCCAAGGGGATCCAGCCATGACGCTCGACCGCCCTGTCGCGCAGCCCGATCACGAGGCCATGGACGAGACCGGCGAATGGGCGTGCCCGCAGCCGGACATGTCGATGTGCTCGCCCGATCACCTCACGCCGCCCGATGCGCCGTCGCAGCGCAGCGACCGCTTCTCAACCATCGCCGCGCTCGTGCTGATCCTGCTGCTGTGGGCGCTGGGCTCGTTCATCGACAACGTGAGCAACCAATGATCGACCACCCTGTCCACATCGTGCCGCGAGCGGCCTCGCAGAACGTGCTGAAGGTGCGGGCGTCGAGCTGGGGCAACCTCTTCGACTGCGCGTACGCGTGGGAAGGCGTCCACATCCTCGGCTACCGCAAGCCCGCGGGCCTGCGCGCACAGCTGGGCACCGCCGTGCACGCCAGCACGGCCGCATTCGATCGCGGCCGCCTCGTCGGCGCGGAGCCGGTCAGCGCGATGGACGCGGCCGACGTGCTCGTGAAAGAGCTGCGTGAGCCCGAGCGCGATGTCGACATGAACCAGGACGACCTGACCGTGCGCGACGCCGAGCGCATCGGCCTGGCGCTGCACGCCATCTACTGCAGCGAGATCTCGCCGCGCTTCAACTTCACGAGCGTCGAGCAGACGCTCAACCCGCTGCAGATCGACTGCGGCGGCGGCCAGATCGTCGAGCTGACCGGATCGATGGACCGCTCGCGCGTGGCCAATCAGTTGGAGGGCGTCGTCATCCCCGACGTGAAGACCGGCACGCGCGTGATCGTCGACGGCGTCGCCCAGACCAAGGGCCGCAGCGCGCAGCTGGGCACCTACCAGCTGATGTACGAGCACACCGAACGCGTGCCCACGGTCGGCGCCCAGATCCTGGCGCTGGCCACGAAGGGCAAGCCCGCCGGCGCGATCTCCGGGATCTTCGACGCCAAGCGCGTGATGGTCGGAACGGCGGACCAGCCCGGCCTCATCGAGATCGCCGCCGGGATGTTCCGCAGCGGCCTCTTCCCCCCGAACCCGCAGAGCGTGCTGTGCAGCGAGCGCTACTGCGCGCGCTGGAGCCGCTGCCACTTCCACGAGTAACCCGAGGACCTCGACCCATGAACGCACCCGTCCCCCTTCAGACCGTCCAACAGCAGGGCGGAGCCATCGCCACGGTGCCGCAAGGCGGCCAGATGGTCCGAGCTGGCTTCTTCGACCTGGCAGGATTCGAGCTGCTCCAGCGTGTGGCCAAGGCCTTCGCGACCTCCACGCTCGTGCCCGTCGCGTACCAGGGCAACGTCGCCAACTGCATGATCGCGCTCAACCTGGCCAGGCGCCTGGGCGCCGACGAGCTGATGGTGATGCAGAACCTGTACATCGTCCACGGCAACCCCGGCTGGTCGAGCAAGTTCCTGATCGCCTCGGTGAACACCTGCGGCCGCTTCAGCAACATGCGCTACGAGTGGAAGGGTAAGCCGGGCGATGACGACTACGGCTGCCGCGCCTGGGCCACAGAGCGGCTGAGCGGCGATCGCCTCGAAGGCATCTGGGTCGACTGGAAGATGGTGAAGGCCGAAGGCTGGAACTCCAAGAACGGCAGCAAGTGGAAGACCATGCCGGACGTGATGTTCCAGTACCGCGCCGCGGCCTTCTGGACCCGCGCGTACGCGCCTGAGATCAGCATGGGCCTGCAGACGCAGGAGGAGCTTCAGGACGTCATCGACGTGCACGCCGACGGCACCTACACCGTCACCACCGAAGCGCTGCGCAAGGAGATCGGCGTCATCGACAACGACGGCGTGATCGTCGACGGCCAACCTTCGGCAGACGCCCAGCCCGATGGGCAGCCGGCGGAACAGAAACTGGATCCGGCGCCTGCACCGAGCCCCGCGCCCGCGCCTGAGCCCGCTGCGTCGCCCTCCCCCGCCGCATCCTCCGCGCCCGGCCCGCGCGGCCGCCGCTCCACCGCCGCCACGGCTCCCGCCGGCCTCGAGTAACCGATCAATGGGGCCGGCCGGCGTTCCGGTCCGTCTCCCTCCTCCTGCTCCGATCCCGGAGCGCTGAGCTGGCCCCACCCACATCCACAGGGACACCGACATGAAGATCACCAACATCGACGTCAACAGCGTGCTGGGCATCCGCTCGGCTGCGATCACCATCACCAAGCCGGTGGCGCTCTTCGCCGCGCACAACGGCAACGGCAAGACCTCGCTGGCCGAGGCCGTGCGCATGGCGCTGAGCGGTGACCTGGCCGCGCGCGGCGTGAAGCTGAAGAAGGACCTGCAGGCGCTGGTGCACGAGGGCATGGCCGACGGCCTGACCGAGGTGCAGATCGACGGCGGCGCGCTCGCGTGGGCCCAGCTGCCCAGCGGCAAGACCGTGCCGGCCACGAAGTATGCGCCGCACGCGATGCTGCCCTACGTGATGGAGCCCGAGCGCTTCGCCGCGCTGGACGAGAAGGCGCGCGGCACGATGCTGTTCGAGCTGCTGGGCATCAAGATGAGCCCGAAGGCGGTGATCGAGCGCCTGGTCAAGCGCGGCATCGACGCGACCAAGGCCGAGCGCGTGGGACCTCTGCTGAAGGCTGGCTTCCCCGCCGCGTGCGCCGAGGCCAAGGAGAAGGCGACGCTGGCCAAGGGCGCGTGGCGCCAGGTCACCGGCGAGAACTACGGCAGCGAGAAGGGCAAGACCTGGACGGCCGAGGTGCCGGAGCATGACGCGGTCGCGGCCGCCGCGATCGGCGAGAAGCTGAGCAAGCTCGACGCCGAACTCGAGGAGAAGCAGCTGGCCGTCGGCGAGCTGCGCGCGCAGGGATCGCGCCGCGCCGACCTGAACACCAAGCTGCCCGAGCTCAAGACCAAGGTCGACATGACCGACCGGGTCGAGAAGAAGCTGGAGACGGACAAGGCCAGCCTGGCGGACTTCCAGCAGAAGCTGCAGGCCGCGCGCGCCGAGGCCGGTACCGGAAAGCGTGAGGGGCTGGTGCACGACCTGGCCGCGTCGCTCGAGACGATGTTCTCGCACCACTACCCGGAGGGCGACTTCCAACTCGACGACAAGGACCGCGCGATCGTCGAAGAAGCCGCGCGCGTGCTGGACCAGTACGAGGCCGAGCACGGCCAGATCGGCGCGGAGGGCAACCCCGATGCCCTGGCCAAGATCCCGGCGCTGGAGAAGTCCGTCGACCTGATGACCAAGGCCGTGTCCAACGGCGAGCGCGACCTGACCGCGCTGCGCCAGCTCGCCGGCGAGATCAAGGCCATCAAGGAGGAGCTGGCCCAGCCCTTCGACTCGAAGGCGCTGCAGGCGGCCGAGACCAAGATCGCCAACATCAAGACCGAGCGCTCGGAGCTGACACGGCAGTCCGCCGCGATCCACGCGCTCAAGGTCGCCGCCGACGCCGCCGGCAAGAAGACGGCCGAAGCCGCGGAGCACCACGCCGACGTCGAAGCCTGGACCGCCTGCGCCGACGCGCTCGCGCCCACCGGCATCCCCAACGAGATGCTGGCCGAGGGCCTGGAGCCCTTCAACGAGCGCCTGGCGCAGAGCGCCGTGGATGCCGACTGGTTCCGCGTCAGCGTCAACGCCGACATGACGATCGACGCCGGCTTCGAGACCAACGGCGAGCTGGAGGTCCGTCCCTACAAGCTGCTGAGCGAGTCCGAGAAGTGGCGCGCCGACGCGATGCTCGCCGAGGCCGTCAGCCACTTCTCCGGCCTGAAGTTCCTGATGCTCGATCGCTTCGACGTGCTGGACCTGGATGGCCGCTCCAACGCGCTGCTGTGGCTCAAGACGTTGAGCGATCTGAACGAGCTCGACACCGCGCTGGTGTTCGGGACGCTCAAGGCCGCGCCGATCGCCGACACCTTCCTCGATCCCTTCTGGCTGGAGCACGGCGAGATCGCCGAGGAGTTCGAGGCCGCCTGATCAACGGGGCGGCGCGACGTAGCCGGCGAAGGCCCTGGACGCACCGGGCAGCACTGCCGGGCAAAGGGCGCCCCCCACCCTTCCCACCCTGACCGAGACCACACCATGAGCCTGATCATCTTTTTCGACACCGAGACCACGGGCCTGCCCGACTTCAAGGCCCCCAGCGAGGCTCCTCACCAGCCGCACCTCACGCAGATCGGCGCCATCCTCGTCGACGAGGACACCCGCGAGGAACTGGAGACGCTCGACGTGCTGGTGAAGCCCGACGGCTGGGAGATCGGCGAGGAAGCCGCGGCGCTGACCGGCATCACCACCGAGCGCGCGCTGGCCGAAGGTATCCCCGAAGCCGAGGCCGTCGATCGCTTCATGGCCATGCACGCCAAGGCCGCCGGCCGCATCGCCTTCAACGAGGCCTTCGACTGCCGCATCCTGCGCATCGCGCTGATGCGCTACCGCGATCCGGAGCAAGCCGACGCGTGGAAGACCGCGCCCGCGCTGTGTGCCGCGACCGCCTCCACGTCCATCTGCAAGTTGCCGCCCACGGCCAAGATGATCGCCGTGCGCCGCCACCACCCGAAGACGCCCAAACTGTCCGAGGCCTACGAGTTCTTCACCGGCCGCCAGCTCGTCGGAGCCCACAGCGCGATCGTCGACGTGCGCGCGCTGATGGCCGTCTGGTGGGCGATCCAGGACGGCATCCGCGAGCGCGTCGTCCTCGACGACCGGGCCGCGGCCTGACCAGTTTCCGGGCGACTCGGCATCAGGACTGACGGCTTTCCTCCCTGGCCAATCCCAACTCCCTGATGCCCCGCGCGAGCGGCGCCCGCTTTCTTCCCAACCACTCCGATAGGAGACCCCGTGAACGACCAGCAGATCGAGAACGAAATCCAGGCCAAGGGCCTGACCGCGCCGCGCGTGACGCGCAGCCAGATCGAGGACGCCATCGCGTCCATCGACTTCGTGACCCACACCTCCGCATCGGGCCAGATCCTGCGCTGGGCGGTGCTGAACATGGTGAACGGCTATGCCGTCGTCGGCCGCCCGTCGGTCGCGGTCTCGCCCGAGAACGACGACGCCGAGCTGGGCAAGGAGATCGCCACGGACAACTCGATCAACGAGGCGTGGCCGCTGCTGGGATATGAGCTGAAGTCGAAGCTGGCTCACCAGGCCGAGCTGCGCGCCGAGGTCGAAACGAAGACCTACAGCGACGGCACGACCGCCACTGGCGTCTCGCCTCTGCCCAGCGATTCGCCGGCCGACCGTACGGCCTGACCCTCCAACCGCAGCCCATTGCACATGGGTCCCGCCAGCCATCCCCTTTGCCCTCAGGAAGACATGGACGCTGGAACCACGGGGCACTTTACGAGGCCAGCCCAGGGTCCCTCGGCGAATGTGCAGAACCCTGACCTGATCGCAACCACCGAAAGGACGCCATGACCTTCGCCATCGAGAAACCCACCAAGGCAAAGCTGGAGGACGTCCGCGTCCTGTCGCAGAAGAACCGCCAGGCCGACGAGAACCCGGGCATTCAATTGCCTCTGAGCGTGAAGCTCAGCAACCACGCCCTGGCGTCGCTCAACGGCGCGCTCAAGGAATTCCTGTTCACGAAGAACGGCGTCGAGAAGCCCGTCGCCACGCGCAAGAAGGACAACGCGACGGCCGGGCTGGAAGGCGTCGATCCGATATCGGACCTGCCCGACCTGTCGCCGATCGGCTCCAAGATCAAGGCCTTCAACTGGAACGAGGAGGTCACGGGCGTCACGCTGACGATCGGCTTCGCGACGCAGAAGCTGGAGATCACCGACGGCGTGGCGCGCGCCTTCCGCATCCAGCCGCAGGAGGGCGGCACGATCCAGCTCAAGTTCATCGTCGAGGCGCCCGACGCGTCGGAGAAGGTCTTCGCCAAGCTGGCCAAGTTCAAGTCGCGTGAGGTGGAGATTCAGCTCGTGCAGCCCGCGTCCGCGCAGGTGGACGTCGAGGACGACGACGCTACCAAGACGAAGAAGCTGACGCCGCAAGAGGCCTGGCCCTTCCCCAAGGACCAGGACAAGAAGACCCCGGCGCAGAGCGCTGCCGACGCCTTCGCTGCCAACGAGGGGGCCGGCAAGAACAAGCCCGCCAGCCAGGTGCCGCAGCCGCGCCAGCGCCGCGCCAGCGCGAATCGCCCGTCGCTGAAGTCGCCCGTCGAATGACCGGCCCCATCGTCCCCCGCGTCGAGATCGAGCGCGAGATCTTCCGCCACCTCGAGGAGGGCGCTACCTCCGACCAGGCGGTGGAGTGCGTCGCCTCGAGCTACTGCCTGCCGGTCGAGGCCGTCGAGTCGGTGATCGAAGACCTCGAGGAGGCGTGATGCGCATCCTCTACCTGCCGCTCGTGCGCCAGTACTTCGAGGACATCCGCGACGGCCGGAAGCCCGAGGAGTACCGCCGCGCCACGCCGTACTGGCGCAAGCGGCTGGAGGGCCAGACCTTCGACATGATCGTCTTCACGCTGGGATACCCGGCGCGCGACGACCACGAGCGGCGCCTCGTGCGCCCGTGGCGCGGCTACCGCGTCACCACCATCACCCACCCGCACTTCGGCCCGGAGCAGGTCAAGGTCTTTGCGATACGAGCGAACTGAAGCGATGACCAGCCTCCTCCTCTCCGCCGAAGAGATCGTGGCCCTCACCGGCTACAAGCAGCCCGGCGCGCAGCTCGCCGAGCTCAAGGCTCAAGGCTTCCACCGCGCTCGTCGCAACGCTGCCGGTCACGTGGTGCTCGAGCGCGCGCACTACGATGCCGTCTGCGCTGGCCAGCGACCCACCCAGGCTACGCCCGCGCTCCGACCCGTCAAACCGCGCCTGCGCGCCGTCGCATGATCCGCAAAGCCTCCGGCCTTCCGCCCCGTGTCTATCCCAAGCACGGGGCGTATTACTTCGTCACGATCGAGCGCAAGTGGATCCGCCTGTGCCGCATCGCCGACGGCGCGCAGGCGCTGTACGCGGCGCTGGCCAAGCACCTGAAGGCCGACAACGAGCGCGACGGCATGCCGGCCGTCATCGGGCGTTGGGTGGAGTCCAAGGACACCGAGTGGTCCACCAAGACGAAGAAGGACCAGGAGCGCCTGGCCGCGCTGATGGCCGAGGCCTTCGCCGACTTCGCGCCGGCCCAGGTGACGACGCCGGTCTGCGCCTCCTACCTGAAGGCCTTCGCAGCGACGCCGCGCACCTACAACATGCACAGGACCATGCTGCGCCAGGTGCTGGCGTTCGCCGCGCTGGAGGGCCTGCGCGAGGGCTTCAACCCGGTGGACAACGTCCCGACCAAGACGCTGGCCGGCCGGAAGCGCCTGGTCACGGACGACGAGATCCGCGCACTCAAGGCCGCGGCGCTGCTGCAGTCCCGCAACGGCGAGGCGCTGGTGCAGATGATCGACCTTGCGCTGCTGACTGGCCAGCGGATCGGCGACCTGATCAAGCTGCGGTGGCAGGACGTCACGGACGCGGGCGTGCTGGTCGAGCAGGACAAGACCGGCGAGCGGCTGCTGATCCAGTGGAGCCCTGCCCTGCGGGCCGCCATCGATGCCTGCGCCCGCGGTGACCGCATCGGCCACGTCCTCAAGACGCAGAGCGGCAAGGGCTACCGCTACGCCGGAATTCGCAGCGCCTGGGTGCGCGCGTGCGTGCGCGCCGGCATCGAAGACCTGCACATCCACGACCTGCGCGGCCGCGCCGGCATGGACGCCCGGGAGGGCGACGGCCTCGAGGCGGCGCGCGATCTGCTGGGCCACAAGTCGATCCGCATGACCGAGCACTACGTCGACGGCAAGGCGCCGCGCAAGGCGCGCCCGGCGCGCTAGTCAGGGTGTGATCGGCGTCTAACTGGCGCCCGACAGGCCCCATAGAATGGGCCCAGCTCCAGCCGATCAGAGTTAGACGAATCTGGAGCCAGCCCGCGCAGATCCTGGATTTCTACCCTGCCTTCTAAGCAGCAGGTCGGGGGTTCGAGTCCCTCCGGGCAGGCCAAGAACATCGACGCTCGGACGGCCGCGTCAGACGGCCGCCGACACTCGTCTCACGGTTTGAATCAACGGTTTGACAACAGGCCGCGAAGTCGGCTCAGGGAGAAGGACATGACCAGGAACATCCTCCGTGCGCCGCGGGCGACGCTGGCGGCCCTCGCGCTGCTGTGCGCCGCGACCGGCGTGGACGCCACCGGCATCACCGGCAAGCTGCTGATCGTGGCGATCGACAAGGACATCGCCGGCAACCTCGTCTTCATCAAGCTCGACAAGCCCAAGGCGTCCTTCCCGCCCTGCCAGATCAACACGGCCTGGGACTTCGTGCTGCCGCTGAACGACGCGGCCGACAAGAACATGTACGCCATGCTGCTGACGGCCAATGCGACGCAGCAGACCATTCACGCGCGAGGCCGCGACGTCTGTCCGCCCGAGTTCGGCAGCATCGAACGCCTGGAAGGCTTCCGGTTCACGCCGGCGCCTTGAGGCACGGGGCAAGGTGCCGGGTCAGGCCCGCAACGACGCGAGGCCGTGCGGGCCTGGCCGTCAACTCCTGAAATCGATCGCCCGCTGCGCCGCTTCCAGTGCCGCGTCGGCCGCGTAGTTCCAGGAGTCGAAGACGCGTTCCAGCTCGTGCCAGTAGCCGTCGAGCACCGGCTCGCCACCGGCGACCGGGTGAGCGGCGATCACCTTGAACCGCGCTCGATAAGGCCCCTCCCCCACGACTTCGCGGACGAACCAGCGTCCGTTGTGGCCCTCGACTGCGCCGACCGTGTCGGTGTTGTCGGTGTTGTTCGTCATTGAGGCGCTCCTTCTGGTTGTGCCGGACATGCGGCGTTCGATCCGACCCGACGTCGGTCGCCGCTGCCTTGGCGACGGCAAGTTTCGCTCCAACTGTCATCCCGTGCCACGGAAGGGGACGATCTTTTACCGCCGCCTCACAATGCCCCGCCCGGGCGATAGGCGAAGCAACTTCCAGGCCTCGGGTGTCGGTTTTCATTACACCCGCTGACCCGGTTTCAAGGGGCGACGCGCGCAAGTGCTTGACCCGCCGCCCCTGCGGGGGAATGGCGCGGATGTTGCTTCCGACTTCGTCTTCCTCCCCGCCACAACGAGAAGAACGATGACACGTCCGACCTCCCCCATCAGCTGGATCCGCGCCACGCTCGCCGCCGCGCTGTGCGCCGTCGGCGTCGCCGCCCAGGCCTCGGTGCTGATCCTCGGCGCGCCGCAAAGCGCCGCCGGCTTGTCCGACATTCAACAGAAGATCGAGGCCACCGGCCTGATCGGCGGCACCGTCGACGTCTTCAACGTCGGCTCCGGCACGCCGACGCTGGCGATGCTGCGCGCGTACGACTCGGTGATGGTGTTCTCCGATGCACCGTACGCCAACGCCGTGACGCTGGGCGACGTGCTGGCCAACTATGTCGACGCCGGCGGCGGCGTGGTCGAGGCCGCGTTCTCTCACTTCTCCGCGCCGCTGCGTGGCTTGAGCGGCCGCTTCGTCTCGCAGAACTACGACGTCTTCAACATCTCCACCAACCAGCCCAGTTGCGGCAGCCTGGGCGTCGTGTCGATGCCCGGCAGCGCGCTGATGGTCGGCGTGCACAGCTTCGACGGCGGCCCGGCCGGCACCTGCAACAAGGTGACGCTGAAGGCCAACACCCAGCTCGTGGCGAGCTGGACCAACAACCAGCCGCTGCTGGCCTACCGCCTCGATCACAACGCACCGGTCATCGGCCTGAACATGTACCCGGTGTCCGGCGATGCCGTGAACGGCCTGTGGGACGTCACCACCGACGGCGCCGTGCTGATGGCCAACGCGCTGTCCTTCGTGGCCCGCGTCAACGGCGTGCCGGAGCCGGGTTCGCTGGCGCTGATCGCCATCGCCGCCCTCGCGGCCGGCGCGGCGACACGTCGCCGTCGGGCCTGA